ATATATCACAAACAGAAGCAAAAGAAGATACATAATCTCTTAAATAATCCCATATAGAACTTATTACTGAATCTCCCCAGTATCTTTTCTCCAGTATATTGTGTCCTGTTTTTATAGAAGAAGGGACTTTTACTCCATAAAAAGGAATAACTCTGGTGTAATGTATTTTTTGTCTCTCTATATTATTACCAACCCTTACAAAAACATCGTATTCTATAATTTCACCATACATATTACTTCTTGGATCATCGTCAAACACACACTCGTATGTATTAATATCTCCGAGATCAAAAACCTTTAAATATTCTATATTCTTGATTCTTTTGACATTTAATGGCTTTTGTAAAGATTGTCTGTCAAGAGCTCCTATAAAAAGAAGAGATCCTCCAAAAAGTCTAGCCCATTTAATTGCCGTATTTATTTTCGATACAGCATTCAACCTTTCAAGTTCATTAACAATAATCCCATCTCTATCATCTGGAATACTGATCCATTCCCTTGTCATATCATCGGCAAGGGTGTCTATTATCCGTTTAACCAGACCATCACCACCGTAAAGTTCTGCAAGCTCTTCTTTGCTGAAATAAGTTGTCTGAGAGAAAGTAGTATGTGTTCTTTTGTCCATTGTTCTTCCCATTCCGGAAAGAACATTAGACCATCCATCCATCTTTTCTTTAATTTTATCTGCAACAAAAGCTTTCACAACGAACCTCCTTTTGAATTATATCAAAAATAATCAAGAAAATCAATATCACCATTTCCAGCGTTCCGTATTAATCCTTCCTTTTTTAGAAAAACAATTCATTATTAAAGAGGAAGCTGAATCCGGAGCATCATCCGGTTCCTGTTTCTCAGAATAATCCAATATCTGATTCATATATTCAGGATCTGTTTCTTCGCTCCAAACAATATCAGACCATGTCTCGAAAAGATAGGAAGATATTTTTATGTGTTTATTCATCCTTTCATTATATACATGAACAGACAGTCCTTCTTTCTTTAATAAATCCGCTGTATATCCTTTATCTGCATTATCTTCATTATATATTTTCTTACACTTATACCTTCTCATTATATTAACTATCTGTGTAATCCAATCTTTCACATTTCCGTTATATGTAAAACCTACAGCTTGTATCCTTCCATCGTCCCTTTGGGCCATTATAGTTAAAGCACAATAATGTTCCCCATCAAAAGCAGCATCCAGATGGGCCCTTGGTAACTTAACACCAGTATATTCCCACTTTCCCCATACTGGATCTTTAAACAAAGCATCATCATCGGCTACATGTTCTAATAAATAGTTAGCGGCATATAAACTTGTCGTTGTCTTTTTTCTTTTATGCTCTATTTCTTCTTCTGACAATAAATCCAAAGAGTTTACATCATACTTTACAGGCTTAGGACATATAGACCAGGCATCCTCTTTGTGCCAAGGTGTTCCTAGATATCGAACTTTCTTGTTTGGATCAACTATATTAGTAGCTATTTCTCTGATCAAATATGTTGTTCTGTTCCTTTCTGCCCTGGATACTCTATCTTTTAATGTTACAAAATCATCCAGAAAAATAACATCACCATGTTTTCCTACTAGAGATGTATCCAAGCCAAAAGCATTTATATTACCTTCCGGTGTCCTGGTCTTCTTGAAATTATAAACAATCTTTTCTTTCCTTTTAACTACATATTTTGGATATTCACCATAAAAAAACTTGAATAATTCTGCTATTTCCGGAATCTCTATTATACTAGCAATAGTTTCTACAATTTCAGAAGCATCAGTAAATTTCTTTCTTATTATGAATATCCTGTCATCCGGGTGAGTAAGCAACCAGAAAGGGACACCAATAACCAGCACACTAGTAGTTTTATAACTTCCTCTAAAAGCTTGCAAACTTCTTTCCCTGTGATGAGAACTCCACATATAGTGAATCCAATCGGAATGGACATCAATTAATTTATCTTTTCCAGCCAAATGACCTATATAATGTGGTTTTTTTAACAATGCTTCTATATCTTCATAAGTATATATACTATTTGTTCTCGTTCTCATTTTGTTTTCTTCTTTTCTGCCTGTCCTTCATTCCGGTTTTATATCCTGCAACAGCAGAAGCAGCAGAGGCTTTAGCTACTTCCAGTATCCTGTTCAACTTTGTTTTTGCTTCATCACTTAATCTGGCTGTGTCTGTTTCTCCTCTCTCCAGATATTTCAGAACCATTTCAAATGCTTCTTTTCTATCTGCTAACGTATAACTGACTACTCTTCTATTAGCATCTCTACCTTTCCAATCTTCTTTAATACCATCTATTGCATACAAAGAGTCTTCCGGTATCTGATCTAATGGTTTTACAGAACCATCTTCATTAAAAAAATCTTTAATATTCCATAAAGCCCTCTTTTCCATAATTTGTATCAACTGAAAAATTATCCTTTCTCTGTACGGATCCAAAACTTTATTTATGAACTTTTCAATGACTCGTCTGACTTTAGAATCAGCCATCAATTCCTTTGCTTTGGCTGTGGCTTCTCTCTTGCTATCTACAACAAATCCCGACTTAATATAAGCATCACCTGGATGATTCAATCCGGAAACGCAAAGCTCACCTATAAATCTTAACTCTCTTAAAGATAATCCATCAGCCTCTTCTAAAGACAGTCCCATTCTCTTGAGTACATTAGTTCTCAATACACCAACTTGCTGTTTAGGCAAAACAACCCCCTATTTTTCAAAAATAGTTTTTAATATACCATAAAGAAGCTCCAAACTAGACTTATTCAACCTGTCAAATCCTTTTAAACCGGTTCTGTACTCAATATCCCCGGTTCTAGTATGTACTTTAAAAACGGCCTTATAATTACCTTCTTTCCACGTACCTGTACCATCATTAAATATTTTACCAGAGATAATAACCCTCTTTCCTTTTTCAAATCCGAAAGGCCAAATCTCAGCCATTAAGTGTATCATTATGAATATAATACAATAAAAGAAGGAAAAAATCAATAGATTGTAGTAAATTAAGATTTTAGAAATATTCTACAAATTCTTCGTTTTAAAATTCTTCACACTCGTTCCATTTATAAATCCAACTAGTGCCCATATTCTTTGATGAAGTTGCTTTATTTGTTGATACTAACTTCTTATAAAAACAAACCGTACATCTTATAAATCTATCCCCTTCAGCCGTCTCTACATATTCGTATCTATTTACAGCTCCACAGTTACTACATTTCTTGATTTTATTTATTCTGTACATTTTAACACCTTTATTATTAAAAACAAATTATTGTATCTGACAATCTCCTCTTCGCTATAATATAATATTTCTTATTTATATCAATTCCAATTCTAATTCTTTTTCGTTTCAGAATTCTTCATAACAAACACCCCCATTGCTGTGCCATAGCTTCTGCTATTCCTTTATATGTTCTGCTTCTGTTTTTCCAACGATCTTTAGTCTGAGACATTTTATAGATTCTTCCTTCTCTCTCATTTACTATATTCGTTGGTTTTAATAAGGGCAGATTTTTCAACCATAATCCTGTCTTCTTTGTTTCTCCATGTCCGAATTGCCAAGGTTGTATATATTGATCCGGTTTTCTCCAAACAGTTGAAATTATTCCAACAGGATTCTCAATTGCTACTCTATCTATATTAGCTTTTGCAAAAAACATAAAAAATTCTATTGCCTCCATTTGTTCTTTTTTTCTATATTTCCACCATCTTGCTCCACTCGAACAAAGATAGGTACAAGGAGGAAAAGCCAACATCATATCCCAACCATTATCTATAATTTCTCTAACATCACATTTATAATGATAAACAGAATTATCTTCACTATCCAAGAGATCACAGCTCCAAGCATCGTAACCAAGATTCCGGAATGCTTCTCTTACAATACCACTAAACTCACAAGCAATTAATATTCTTTTCATCCTTTTCTTTCCACTTTCTCTTTGAAATATTCTTTGCGGTAGGAACAACAATCAGTTGGATTATCACCACACCAGAACAAATCATCAATTAAACACCAGCAATCTCGATGTGGATTATAAAGACCATCATAATTATTATTTTTAAGCCACTGTTTAATCATTTCTCTTACTGTCATTTTATCCTCCTTATCTACTATTTTTACATAAAGAAAACTTGCCTTTTCATCTTCTTACTTATTTTTCTGTATACAATTTCTATACTTTCATATTTATTTAGCCCCGCTGATTTAACTGTTTTTATCTGATACCTTTCCCAGCTGTCAGGAATTTTAAATGCACTTCTTTCATAACAAGATAATAAGAATGATCCCTCAATTGTATCCAGCCTCTCACATAATCTATTAAAATCTTCTACAGTATATCCAGAATAATGACCTTGTTCTGCTCCTGGA